TGTTGCACCAACAGTAGTTGGGGCGAAACTGACTCGCACAAGCGAATCAAGCGACCAAAATAATCCTGCGGGTGATGTCGTACCCCCGCGAACAGGAAGACCTTTTACGATCTTGCCAGTAGCCACGTTGTTGGCGTTTGCGTCAGCCGCAACCCAGTTTTGAAAGTCACCCGCCGATGAGTTTTGAATTAGCCCATCGTTGCCGTATACGAACAGGTATGGATAAATCAACACGCAACCGCCGCTCACATTGATCTGATTGTCAAATGTAAGCGTTTGAGTACCTGTCGTGCCTGTGTACGCGCTTGAGAGCGTGACCACGGTGTTGGTTGACACAGCAACAGAAACGACCGTTGTACCCGCAGTGATGCCTGTTCCTGTAACTAATTGACCTGCAGACACCAAGCCGTTGACACCTGTGATCGTACCCGTTGTCAATCCGTTAGTGAGGGCGACTGCGGCGGTGAACTGACCAACGGGCGACATTGAACCTGACGGAAAGCTGCCATATAAAACGGGGGTGTTAACGGTTGAGTCAATGTTGGTGAGGTTCTGAGCAGGATGGGCGATGATGACATCTGCCCCACTTCCATTTCCGTTGAACCCGATGTCAAACTGCCAAAGGTTATTGCTGTTGAACGTGAACCCCGAAGTGAATGTAACCGTGTACGGGCCTGAACCCACGCCATCGTCATTGTCAGTAATCCAGTATTGCAATTGATTAAACGTGCCGCTGTAGACGTAATTAAAACCATCCTGAGCGTTCATAATCATGCCACGGCTGATCTGTGTGGCGTTTTGAAAGATGCCTCTGTAGCCACCTATCTTGCGTGGGCGACCACGTTGGAATCGACACCACTTGCTGTCAACGTAGCAGGTAGCGTCAAACAGCGTTCCATCGCGCTGAACGCCGGGTAATATCTTGAGCGCAATTACCTGCTTGCTCAAAATGTTCCTCCTGCAATCCCCGATGTCACAAACAGACCCGCGCTGCTGATGGTCATGTAGCTGATGCCGCCCGATGAGAATCCGATCACGCCTGAAGATGGACTAAAAATACCAGTTGATGTGTCACCAGTAAAAGTAATGGTGGGTGCGCCTGCGCTACCGGGGTTCACCGTCACCGAAGTAATTGCCGCTGCCGCCGCTGAACCTGCGTTGAATACGTTCGTGCCATCGCACACAACCGTCAAGGTCGTGTTCTGCGGCAATACCACGGTAGCGCCACCGACCGCCGCCGTCTTAAACGTCAGGCTGAATGATCCTGATGTCGTGTTGTTCAGGTAATAAATTTGAACAGTTGATGGCAAAACGACAATCTGATTTGAGGTCAGTGTGCCGCTGTACTGCTGCACCACGTTGGCGTACTCAACTGCGCTCAGGGTCGTTGTGCCGCCAGTTACCGACTTTGATAGCTGCGTGTACTGAAACACGCTAGAACGCCCGTAGGCGAACGTAAAGTAGCCGTTTGACCCATTACTCACAATGACCATCGATTCGGTCAACTGAAGCTGGTTATTGGCGTTTCCGTCAATCGTATCCGTACCGCTTGGAGTAACCGTAAGGATGCCCGACCCACCGTTGCGCACATTGACAAACCAACCGTTGCCGACCACCGCTGAAGATGGCAAGGTGATTGTTCCAACCCCCGCCGACCACACCAAGAACTGAGCGCGGTTTGTTGCGGTTAGTACAGCACTTGAATTGACCGCGCTCTCAGGGTACGACTGGCTTAATGTGGTGTTTTGGGCAATTAAACCATTCCCTGCCAAGGCTGCGGCGTTCGCTGACGAAGTACCCGCACCGAATGTAACGCTAGACCAAGTGCCGTTCGTAGTAGTGTTGTCTGTGATAAATACATACTGCGCGATTCCTGAAGCGATGGATACGATGGTGTTGCCGCTGTAGTCAACAACTGTAAATGCGTTTGCACCCACGTTCTGAATCAGCGAGGTCTGACCGTTGCTGACCTGCAACGCAGGCGGCATCGCAAGCGACAGCCCAACGGTAGTGGCAACCACCTGCATGATGTTGGCGGCGACCGCGCCCGTGTTGCCGTTGATGGGCCACTGCAGCGTGGTGTTCGCAGAAATCGTCAGCGGCTCATACCCGACCTGCGAGGGGCTGATCGTCTGATTGGTAAACGGATCGGTAAAAGTAGGCATTGGTTATCCTTAACTGTCAACGGCGATTGCAGAACGGTCGCCAACACGGGTTGTGTCTTCGCCTTTCACGGCTTGCAATGCCGCCTCGTATTTCTGTTGAAATATCACCCGATCATCGTTCTTGAGGAAGATCACGGCTTGCAATAGCGCACCAAACAACATCAGGTTTGGGGCGTTGTTGGTAAGCCAGTTCGTCTGATTGATACTTGATAGGGGCATCAGGCGCTCGTAATACAGCACCTCAAACGGGTACGCCACATCAGGGGCGGGTGCAACCAACCAATGGTCGTAGTCATAATCGCCGTAATACAAAGGAACGCCTGTCGCGCCGTTGCCGTTATACGAGTTCAAATACTCATACTTGCGCAAGAAAACTTGGTTTTTTTCGCCATTGACCGTGACCGACATACTTGTTGTTTTGCGCCAACGTGCAGGCTTTTGGATGATCGGATTGTTGACCGACATGGTGCTTTGCACGACCTGCATCTGACCCAACGTCTTAATCTGTTGAGCAATTTCAAACTCAGCCAACGTGATAAAGGTGGGGATTTGGTCAACAACCGAAGCGTCATTGCGCTCAAGGTACTGCGTCATAGCAGTTACCAAGTTGTCATAGGTCAGAGTAAAAGAGGTAGTCATAGCGCTTCCTGATTGGAATATTGTCGTGCTTTATCACAAAGCGCTTGATTTGACATTTTAACTCTTTATTCAATAATTAAACAATTCAAAATGAGGGCTGTCAGACTCGCCACGTTCATGGATGACAGAATCCATATCCCAGTCGCCGCCCCAACGAAGCGTCACGTTTAATTCTTTAGCTGCGGCAAACATGATATTTGCCAATTGGTCAAAGCGTTTGAAGTCGTTCCAGTCAATCGGGTAGGGGGCAAGATCAACGGCGTGACCGAAACCATCCGCTTGGATACCGTGCGTGCCTGATGTCTGAACCCAAGTCACCACTTGACCGGGCTTCGTTCTCCCCTGCGCCCACAATTCATCTTGTCGCGCCTGTGAACGCACACCTTCCAAGACGGTAAAGTCAATTGGGCTTAACTCAATCGCACGTTTGACTACAGCCACCAACTTGGGGTGTACGCCCTTCAAATTATTCAATGACCGCTCTGAGAATGTAAACATTATTTAATACTCCGTACCCATTTTTGCAATTCAGTCAGCATTAAGGTCGTTTCAGCGCATTGTCTAGCAGAAACTGTGTCGGGGGCGCAGACATTAGGACAGACGGTGGGCTTGGAAACGGTGGGCATTGAACCGCTATTGGCAACTGGCTGCACCCTGTCAGAGTAATAATTGTGAACAGCACTAAGACTAGCTTCATATTTATCCTTGATTGACGTTGAAATTAACTCATGCTTTTCTGTTAACGCAGCGTTTAATTGTTCTTGAGCCTTGCCCAATGCGGCAACATCGGCTTTGTACTTAACAAATCGCTCATGCTCATGGCTGTAGCCAAGAAAATACATCAACGCACAAGCTGCGAGTGCCGCGCCAATTTTAAGCATTAACGTGCTAGGTATTGGAATCATCTTAACTCCGCTCAAAACAAGTTATTTTATTTTAATCTTTATCTGCAAAAAATAAACCTATAGGTACGAAAATGTCGGCATTTATAAACCTAAGTAAGCATTTCAGGCGTAACGGTGTTTTTAGACACTTGCCCGTAGTCTTTGTGGTAAGTAATGCCTGAAACCTGCCTTTCCGCAATCCAACCTCCCCTTGCCGCATAAGCATCCCTAGCCGCCAAAGTGGGGTGTTGGATAACCGTGACCCCGTTATGCTCTTTTTCCTCAATGTGGTGGCGATGCCCTGTGTGTATGTAACGCTTGGTACACGAACCCCAAATGGGTGCAAACTGAGCAGCAAATAGCAAGGGTAGACTGTTGTTTTTGCTAAGATGACCGTGGTGAAAACCGATCATTGTTTGACCGTGCTGATAGACGTAGTATGGCAATTCAGAGTCAATGACTTCCACTCTTGGTTCGTTTTCGTACAGACTTTTAAACATAATGCGAAGCCAAATTGACGAAACCATATCGTGGTTTCCTTCAGCCATCAAGACAACAACTTTTTCGTGTCGCTCTAAACAGAAATCAACTAGCCTACGCAAGATGCGTACAGATACCTGAATGATTTTTGAAAAACGCCCGTCTGCATCTAGCGCGTGACCTGATGTTGGTGTAGCTGCCACCATCCCATCAAAGTGCAGCCAATCTCCTAACTGCCCGACAATGCACGTTTTCGCTATGGGTGACGCTTGAACCATTTGCTCAAAACAGCCCGTCAGAACCTTCTCTGCAATTTTTAAATCCCAGTCCTGACCACCTTCTTTATGCCAAGCCAACATCCCAACGTGGCAGTCAGTCATAACATATACGTTACATAAAGCGTCATTTTGTATCATTTGTGATACAGTTGGCGCGATTTTAGGTAATTCTTCTGCCATTGCTGCAAACGTATCTTTGATGATTTGTGTGCGCCGCTCTTCGTCTGCGCTTGATTTAACCCACTGACCAATTGGCTTGCCTTCGTTGTTGTAATAGGTGCTAATCCCTTTTACCTTGAAGCCATCAGGCACGGTGCGCGTCATATCGTTATCAGGCGAGTGACCACGCATCGCGGCGTTGCGCTTGAGAATCGACATCGACTGCTGAATGGCGGTCTTAGATACACCCAACGCATCTGCCGCAGCCTGAAACGATCCGTATTTATTTACCGCTTCAAGGCGCTCACCCTGCATTTCGTTGCCGAACTCTTTAAGGCGAATGTCTAGTATCACAATTTCTTTCTCCAATAGATAGTGCCTTCACCCGCATACTTGTGCGAGGGGATGTACATTCGGAAACCACAGGAAATGAGATTATTGGTACTAGCGGGGTTGTTGTAAGTGTCAGAGGTCACCCAATGCCAACCCTCGCGTTTTGCATAACGCAAACGAACAGCAATTAATTTTTTTTGCAAACCGTTGCCACGAAACTTACGAAGCACTCCTGCGCGACAGAGGTATCCTGCATTACTCCACCGTGACGATCTTTTGATTGAACAGAATCCTGCAGGGTTTCCGTCAGAGTAAGCAATCCACCACGCGCCGCAGGAAACATCAATCGGAGAGTCGCCGGGTAGCGTTTCAATCTGCAACCACTTTAGTAGCGCCGCTTGAGAATCCTGTAGCCCATCAACACGGCGAATACTAAACATAAGCGCACCCGTAAAAAATATAGATTTACATATTGCTGTTACGGTGTTGTGAAAATGTTAAATTTATTTACTTGGCTCGGCATCTTTTTTAGCCCACACGCTTGCGCCACCCGCGCCTGACACAATGCCCAGTGACTCAGCAAGCTCTCTGAGGCTCACCGCGCCGTAAGCAAACACTTGATAGCCTGCCACGCCAAGCACCGCCAAAATACTCACAAACCACGCCACACGCGCAATGTCGTAAGTCGCATTATCTTTGCCAGTCAAAAGTTGCTTAATCATTTATCAA